AGTGGCCTGTTGTGCAGCTGTCAGAGCAGTCAATTCTGTGGAGATACTCTCGAAGCGCAAATCAGGATTGCGATAAGAATCGAGATAGTAGTTCGCGACAGCAGTTCCATCAGTGAGCGAATTCGACAGGTTGCCATCCTGAGTGTATGTTCGGATTCCATACGCTGTGCCTAATGCAGCGTTCACTGCTGTGACTGTGCCAGCAGTATTGATAATCTGAACGCGGTTATAGTTTGTGTCCGAACTATATGCGAGTTGCACTTGCGTGAATGGTATGTCAGTGCCATCATCTGCGAAATAGATAGCATCAGGCAGTGAACCAGAATAGGTGGTGATTGCTGTCAGAAACGATGTGGACAGGTTGGACACACCATCCCATCCATTCGAGTAGGTGACTGTTGCAGTGTCAGATGGTTTGTATCCGCCATCGAAGTAATCCTGCACATAGATAGTCTCTTCAATGAGTAGCGCGTCAGTGTAGAGTGAGCCACCTGATCGCACCAGCCACACACATAAAGGTTTATTGTTTCGAGTAGGCGTGATCTGCACACTGAAACGCGCCCATCCATCAGATGACTTGATGGTCTGTGTCTGCGATTCGATGTCTTGCAGATTCTCGACACCCACCACACCAGAGCCGACATACAATGTCACATCATAATAATTGGCATCGGCCATGTATGCCCAGACAGAAACTGTGTAAGTAGTGCTGGATGACCATTTACTCGCTGTCGAGTCATAATATTTTGAGCCAGTAACAAAGCCACCAGTCAAATCTGACGGATCAAGGAATGTCGCTTCACTCGCTGAGTATGAACCATATTTGTAATAGGTGCTGGAGCGACTGCCGATAGTCCATGCAGCATCGCTTGTCGAGAGTGTAGCTGACTCGAAACTAGGCATGACACATTTGTTGTATCGCGTAGTTGTCTGTGTGACTTCATCACCATTGTCGTTCTGTGTGCGTAAACAAACATTGTTGTTGGCATCGACAAAGATTGCGCCACCTTCAGATTGGCTCACTTGTGTCAGATAATCCCATGCCTGAGTGCCGGATGCCACTGGAGTGGTTCCTAGAGTGATCTTGCCTGCATCTATCGAACGCAACGCGACAGGCCAATTCACTTCACTGCGACTCAACACATTGCTGACACGCACATTTGTCTTCTCAGCTGCTGGAGTGTGTGCATCGAGAGTGGCCACACTGATGCGTGCAATACCATCCAGACAGTTCATGGTTGCTGTGGCATCACCACTGACTTGATAGTTCCAAGTCCAGTTATCTACGAAACCAGTGAATCGCCTTTGATTCGCTGATGTGATGCGCACAGCTGCTTGAGTTTTGACTTCGGAACCATACTTGGAACCTTTGATGGATGCGAGACTGGTGCTGTTGTGTGCAGTGCCAGACCATGTGTAATCGATTTGTGTAGTGTCTGTTGACGCACCATCAAAATAGTCGATGACTGCATCAGACAGAGTGAACATGGCTGCATCATAATAAACTTTGGTTCCGTTGACAGCAGTGGTGCTTGTGTAACAGTAAGGTCGCGCATACGCTGCTGTTGCTGGTGCTGTCGCAGTCAAAGTGATGCGAGTCCAGACGCTACTTGAAATGGATTGGATCGTGCCAGTAGTGGTGGACACAATGGTGTTGGATGCGTTACGCCATTCAATGTAAGGTCTCTGTGACAGACCAGTAGAAACATCCTTCACATAAACTGACCAAGTGTATGTCAGACCGGCTGTGACTGTAGGCATATAGGTTGTTGTTGAGTTACCTAGAAGGCCACCTTGAGTGCCTGTTGCACCAGCAGTGTATTCGCACACAAATGAACCAGCGACAGCTGATGCTGCTAACTGAGCGATTGCACCATTACGCACAGTCCAACCAGTGGTGTTGGTCTCGAAACTAGGATTGTAAATCAGGTTAGTGAGAGTCGAAACAACTTGAGTGTAGTTCGGATCAAACTCTCGATTGCGATTGTTAAGAACTACGCTCGCGCGACCTGCATCAAACACTGCACCATTCCGCGAGATGCCACGCTCAATAGTCGCTTGACGCACATAAGCAGTGACATCCTGATACACATAGTCACCACCTGATTGAGTGAAACCAAACTCGACCTTAGTAACAGGAACTGTCATCTGCGCCAGCCACTCCCATTGGTTCGCTCATAACCCTTGATTGCATCGACAACCACTGCACCCAGATTAGTGCCACCACCAACATTGTTTATGGTGATGTGATACTGGTTGCCACCTGAACCACTCAGCAGATCAGGCAAGCGATTCAAAGGGATGATTGCTTCAGGCTGACCGGCTTCAGCTACAGTGGCCAATGTGCCACCAGCCTTCGGCATGACAATTCCACCAGTAGCAAACTTTGGAGTGAAGCCAGCGATCAGTCCTTCAAAGTCGATGCCTAACATCTCAAAGAAACTCTTAGCGGTCTGACGCGATTTAGTTGCGTTCGCTGTTGTCCCCATTTGTGGTGCTTTAGTTTGACCAGTCAAAATCTGGAACGCTTCGATACCAGTGTTGACACTCTCGATAGCGTTGCCGAAGTTAGTGAAGACTATTGTTGCAGTTTTGATTGCACCCAGAAAGGCTGTCTTAGACAAGTCCATGATGAACTGCACTAAATCAGATTCAAGCAACTCCTTCACAGCGACAGCCAACTCACCAACAGAAGTAGTCAAATCTTGCCAGAACGCGCCAACTTCAGTTTCAGGGTTAGCGATGTCAGTCAAGAAAGCATCCAATGCTGGAGCCACATCATCAATCAGAAAGTTCACAAACTTCTCAATGTAAGGCAGAAGCAGCATTCCGAACTTCTCTTGCAGATTCTCAGTCAAAACATTCAGGCGCGCAAACGGATCAGCAGCTTCAGCAGCAGCACCCTTAACCGACTTAGCGAAATCATCAATTCCGCCTTTAGTCTTCTTCAACTCTGGAGCGAGTCGATACAGTGATTGTGTCTGACCATTATTCGCTTTGATCAAGGCTTGCACCACAGTGTTAAGTGGCTTACCTGATGCAGCCGAACCATCAAGAGCCACATTCAACAGTTTCTGCGCTTTAGTCACAGAGCCAGTGCCACGCACCAGATTCGCGAATGCCGGTCTCAGTTCATCATCGACAACACCAGTGGCCACAGAAGTCTTATCAATGAACTTCTCTACAGAAGCAACCTGCTTCTTTGACGCACCAGTAGTGTTAACCAACTGGCGTGCCAGCAGTCGCTGACTCTTAGCATCCTGAGCTGCAGCCTTCACTGAGTCCACAATGGCTGCACCCACAGCAGCCAAAGCAGCAGCAGCAGCTGCACCACCGAGCATTCCCTTCAGGGACTTGCCAAAATCACCAACACTGCTTTTAGCCTTGCGCACACCAGAGTCATCAAACTTTGACGCAATAGGGAGAATCAGTGCCATCAGTCAAACTTCCTATTCGCAATCGCTTCATACTTCATCAAAACTTCACGCACCGAACGCTCGAGCCGATCTTTGTGACCAATCAGGTTCGGCCACACATAACGGGAACCGCGACCACCAAGCCGGCTAATCATCGCTTCACCTTGCCCATTCAAACGCATCCGCACAGTGGCTCCATTACGCTGGAACTCTCGAGTGTAACCAGAACCCTTGTAGCCTTTACCAGTGGCCTTGTTTGAGCGACCAGCAATGTCACTGATCACAGTCATCGGTGCAATCACTCGAATGCGAACCAGCGTAGTCTTCTGGATACCAAACTTGCGTGCCATCGTTCCAGTCGAAGTGCGAAACTCCACCTTTGTCGCATCATAAGCGATGCGCTTACTTTTCGTGCGCTGATAATTCCATGCCATGCGACCAGTATTGCCAGCCTTAGTCATGCCACTCAAAGGCATAATGCTACGCAATGCCGGTTTCACAACTTGGTTGTCAGCATCCTGACCGATGCTCTTAGCATCTCGCATCAGCTGCTTACGCAAGTCAGGGTCAATTTCTTTGAGTTTTCGTTGCAGTGCGCGCACATCACGCACATTAATGTCTCGACCACCAATCCCAAAGAGCGACTTGTTGCGAACAACAATAGGCACTTCGATACGGATGGATTCGTCAGGCATACATCCATTCTACCTTTTGAGCGTTACGGAATCGTTACCGAGCGCAGTATCTAAATCTTGCTTTGCAGCTGTGAGCAATGGCAAACTAGGTTCATCGCATAAGCGACTAATTGAAAGGGTAACAAAATGGGAACTTTTACAGACGCACAGATCACTGCATTCGAAGCAATCGAAGCAATGGAAATCAAACGCGAAGGCAGAGAGCAGTGGGACAAATGGCTCGCTGACTGGTCAGACGAAAAAGGCCACACACCATTCGGCTTCTATGTCGATGTCTACGATGTCATGAGCGACTACATCATCACAGCAGATGAAATGGGTCTCGACTTTTCGCTCACATGGGAACTAGTAGACATGGCTCTTGACGCATTAGCAAATGGTGAAGATCCATACAACATCCAGATGCAGATTGACGAAAAGCACAAAGTCCTTGTTGAAGATGGACACATCACCATCGGCAAGATAGTTCTAACAGTTAACCGCTAGAGCCACGCTGATTCCGCAAAGCCATCGCCATAGTGTAGAGCATCCTGTCAGATTCTTGCATCAGAACGCTAGGCGCAATGCCGGTGGCTACAGCGAGATTAGCGATCCACCAGTGATAACTGGTCTCACCTAAGCCTTTGAATCTTTTGGGGAGTCATCGACAAACTCCACCATCTGGATAGTGTCCAGCCATGATTCGAAGTCGAGATCAGTTCCCTTAGTGCGTTTCTCACCATGCCATGCGATGAAGCAGATGTGTGCAAACTTTTCGATACGATCCAGAGCGACTTCGAACTTCAGCTCAAAGGCAACAATGTCTGAAGCAGTCACTTGCAGATCGCGACTAATACCATCGAGATAGATGATGCGTAGGATTCTGTTCATTAGGCGGTTGCCCTAGTCACAGTGCCAGATGTTGGCCAAGTCACACTGAAGGTGGCAAGGTCTCCCACTGAACCGCTAATCGGAGTGTATTGAGTCACTAGCGCGGTCTGAGTGTAGGAAGGGTTAGTGCTGGAGACGCTCGAAGAAGTTGGCTTGATCACCACAGTGGCTAGAGTGCCAAGCAGTGGGAAGAAGACTGCATCGATTGCAGCTGCACCAAAGTCTTGATTGAACTGGAAGTTCACCGAACCATTCTTCAGACCGGCAGTGCGAGTGCGCCAAGTCGAACCAAAGGCAGTAGTCTCCACTTCATCTGCTTCAACTGAGAGTTCAGCCTGAGTCAAATATGAAGAGTAGTTGGTTCCATTGATAGTGATGGAATAATCGGTTGCCACGAAAATTGCCACTGATAGTGCCTTTCTTTAGGAAGCGTGAGCGAGTAATTGAAACTCTGCACTCATATAGTCTATCTCACCAATCGAACTCACTCCATAGGAAGTCATTTGTGATAGGTGAGAATCATAGGCTGCACCACCGAGAGTGCGATCAGTTTCCATCGCGACCTTGATGCTGGATGTTCCAGTGCTGGCAACATACGCATCAAGTTTGGCTTGGCCACTACGCTCAGAGACTCGAGCAACCAGCACCACGATGCGGAATGTGTAAGTGTTGTTGGCTCGATGCATGGCCTTGTCATAGTCGATTGACTGCAGTTCGACAATGGCGATAGGTGGATTCGGCGAGTCTGGGATTGTGGCTGATACTCGCAGACCAGAAATGGTGGCAAGGTTAGCTGCGATACCATTGCGCAGATCAGTGACCGATGCCATGACTAGCCGATGTTTCTTATCCGGCGCAGTGGTTCGACAAGTTGTGCCACATCAGGGTCAAGTCTGGTGCTGACTCGCATTGCACCTAACTCTCCAAATGTGATGCCTAGTGGCGAATCAAGTCGCTTGAAAATACGCATGGATTGAATGATGGTTGCTTGTTTGACTTGCACTGGCACAGCTGACCAGCCGGCTACACCAACCACTTGCACAGTGGCTTCATCACCAGCAGTTGGGAACAGATAGTTGCCTACTGCTCTGGCTCGATAGTAAGGGAAGGCAACACCATCGACCATGTTGTTTAATGGCTCGAGCTGATAATCACTTGTCTGCCATGTGGCATCGAATGTGCCATCCGCGTTGCTTGATGTTTTGAAGGTGCTGATGCTGATGAAGTCATCCAGATCAGCGACTACAACATCATTAGGAACATAAATGCGAGTGACTGTTCCAGCATTGTAAAAAATACGCCCACAGTATCCATCGACAAGGCGTGACGCTGACTCAATGGCCACTTCAAGTAGCGAGTCATCAATGCTGTCGCTGATCCGTAGACTGGCTTTGACATCGCTGAGTGTTGCATATCCGTTGGTGATTGCCACAGAAACTCCTTACCTTACAAGTTTACCTGACTAGGCGTGCCTTGATATCTGTGCTGCTGATGCCGGCAGTATATGGGATGTAGCATAAACCGATGCCACGCTGGTCAAGCCATTCCTGTGTGAAATTCATCTGCCGATAATAGTCTCTGACAGCCCAATCCGAACCAACCACAATCAAATCTGGTTGCACTATCTCGATGGCTGTTGTCGAGTCAGCACCATCATAGTTAGCGATGACATTTGACACATAGCGACATGATCGCAAAACTTCGGCGCGCTCTTCATAAGACATCACTGGTCGCTTACCTTTATACGCTTCAACAAAGTCATCAGTGTTTAAGGCCACAGTGACCTTCCCTAACTGATGGCAGCGTGCAAGGAATCGTGCATGACCGGCATGGAACAAATCAAATGTTCCACCTGTATAAACTCTCAGTCCCATCTGTTTGCACGCCTAACTGTCAGCGACCACTCACCAGCTGAATAGTCATCTGACTCTATCTTCTTACGCCAGCGATTTTGGTTGGCATCATATGTGCGATTGTTGGCTTGCTGGAATCCTGCAGCCAGTGTCGAAGAGTTGTTGTGATGGACTACTGCATCAATGTGGTTAGGTGTAAATCCGGCATGGAGTATGCGCCTATTCAGATCATCATCATCGAAATATAACGGGTAGAAGTTTTCATCATAGAGACCTACGCGTTCGATGACTTGCTCTCCGAAAGCGACACATGACCAGATTGGTATGATGTTTGGGAAGTTCACTGTAGTGGTATCGACATTGTTGTGAATGATCTCGAGTGAGCGTGGCTCGAACCATGCGTCATCGTTCACTAAAAGCCAATAGGGAGCATATGGAGTCGATTTGATGATTAGGTTCCATGCACCAACTAAACCAAGTCCATAAGGCACTCTGATAAGCCATGTGTTTATTGCGTGCAGACATTCTGGTGGAGTCCACTCTTGCGTGCCAGAGTTATCAATGATGACCAGATGCTCGACTGGATAATCAATCGACCTGATCAAGCGTTCGGCTAAATCAAACCTTTTGAGTGTGGCAAAACCTAGAACTGGAATCATTGTGGCAGTAGCTGCTTCAAGAGTGGTAGCCAGTGATTCTGGTAAACCTTTTCGGCTTCGAACTGTGATGCGAACGCTACAGTCTCAGGGAACTCTTTTCGGCCACGCTGATAGGCTGACTCGAGAGCTGCAGTGATGTCATGAATGAACGGAACATGGAACCATGACTTCTGTGGTTCATCCCACAAGAACTGTCCAGACACAATGTAGGAATCTGGACTGGCAAGTTCTGGTGATGCACATGATGCTGATGTGATGATAGGTGTGCCACAAGCCTGTGCTTCGATCTGTGGGATGCCAAACCCTTCACCATAATTAGCTGACAGCAACACATCCATGCCCGAATATAGTGCTGCTAACTTGTCTGCACCAATGCCATAGCGATACTCGATAGGATCACAGAACAGAAGTTTCTCTTTAGGTATGCCACAAGACACAGCCAAATCGGATAGATTCCATCCACCATAAGCACCAAGCCAGTCACTATGGACATACAGAAGCACATCATCCTTGTCCTTAGCGAAGTCTGCGAATGCTCGAAAGTTCTCTCCGAATGCTTTGCGATGCACTGCACCACTCGCCTTGTTAGCTGCATTCATGCCCACAACAAACTTGTCTTTCCATTGTGTATAGTCACGCACTGGGACACCTTCATAATGTGTGGTTGGTTTGAAGACCTTTTCGAACGCGTGCGGAATGTAATGAGCATCCACACCGGCAGCCTGTAAAGCGCGTTGGCCAAAGCGTGACATGGCTATAGGTGTCACATTAGGTCTGCGCGCAAAGTCCAAGACTTTAGGTGGCACTGGGTTATGGTCAATCGGTATCCATGACGCTATCGGCAAATCAGTCAGACTTGGAGCCACCAGCACCCACACATCATAAAGAGTCACCAGCAGATCAGACTGGTTCGGATGCTCACTCCGATGCTTCTTATGATGGACACCAATCATGTCATTCGAATAGAGATCAGCACCACGCTGATAAACCTTGACTTTGCCATAGCCCGAATCCCACTCTGTCGCGAGACCTTCCACACCAAAGTTGCTGAGACCAGCGACATCAAAACCATCACGCTTCAAACGCGACAGCACCTGTGCAGTTTGTGTGCCATAACCTGTAGGCATGGCTGGTGAATTCGAATACCAGCTGATTGTGCCTTTATAAGATTTGCGTGCCGGATTACCTGACTTGCCCATGACTTCCTTTCATCGTTTACATACTAGCAAAATAGAGAAACTCCCCACAGCCTACGCACTGTGGGGAGTTCCGTCTACTTCAAGAAGGACTAAGCCTGCTTGATGTATTTGACGCTTGACGACAGAGCCAGCTGCGAGTCGAAACGCGCAGTGACCTTGAAGTAGCGCAGATCGTTGGCGAAGCCATAGTCATCGCTGACTTCGACCTTCACGCCACCAGCCTGACGGATCACAAAGTCGTTCATGCGACCTGCAATGATCGACTTGTTACCAGTGGTGTGTGCCGGCATCGACACATTCTCAACCACGCGGTATCCGAGAAGCGAGCCTTCGCCATTGGCAATCGACCAAAGGTAGTTGCCATTGGTGTCCTTGAGCTTGCGGATTGCAGCCAAAGCACCAGAGCCAACCATGAACGCGAACGAAGAATCGTTGCGAACTTCTGGATCGAGCGAGTAGAGAAGCGTGATCAGGTCATCGCCAGACAGTCCAGCAGTTCCCGAAGTAACAGCCGAACCTGCACCAGTCACAATTCCAGTTGGCTGGACAGTTCCAGTTCCAGTGGTGAAGTGACCGCCAGCAGCATAACCAATGGCCTTACCTGCTTCGCGAGCAACCAGAGCGTTGATGTCAACAAGTGCGTCAGCGAGAAGTTCCTTGCTGACTGGAACCATAACGCCATATTTGAATGCACCAAGAGTGATGTTGCTGATGGTTGGGTCAGACGAAGAAATGGCCGAACCCTGTGGAGCGATTGCTCCAGTCGAGAGTGCAGACAGAACTGGAACCTGCAAGTTGTCTCCACCAGTGGTGTTGATCACGCGAGCATACTGAAGCAGTGGAGCAACCGACTGAGCAACTTCGATAACTTGGTTGTAGAACGAAGTTCCAACAACACCAGTGCCGGAAGTGGCGGTCAAGGTGCGTGCTTCAAATTCCTGACCAGCCGAAAGGTCACGAAGCGACCAGTCGCGAGTTTCAGGCTTGTCGGTGGCTGGTGCTTCAAATCCAGCCATTGCTTCGGTAGCAAGAGCAGCGCGCTCTTCCATACGCTTG